TTAATTCTCCTTAAATATATCAACTGTCTTAATAGTCAGTTCTTTTGTTTCTTCGTTGAAAGAAAATTTCAATTTCTCTTTGGAATCAACATCGAGCGTATGATCTCCCATCTTTACCGTTTTGGCAGTTTGAAAATTATCAAAATCTACTCCACTGTATATAATGTTGTGGAGATTAAGATAACCACAGTCAATTCCGATTATGTAGGCATCCATTTCGAAAGAAAATAGATTATATAAAATATACCTATATGAACCGCGCAGTTTTACATCCCCCTCATATATCTTAGACACTACATAATAAAACGCTTTCAGTTTATCATCATAAGAAAGATTATTCCAAAACTCAGTTGCTTCCGATTTATATCTTTCTTGGTATTCTTGCATTACTTTTCTGAATTCTTCCATTTCTGAAGAATCAAATAGATTTTCTGTATTACTCATTATAGCGAATCCCAATCAAGTTTCATTCTATCTTGAATTTCGCAAAATAATTTTTTAAACTCTTTGCGAGGCATATTATCTACCCAATCTTTTAAATCTTTATTATCATTCAATACAATATCCAAGTCTTCTTCATCAACTTCATCATAACCTTTATAATCAAGATAAACTAACCAATTTTTCAATTCGTTGATTAAGGTTTCTTTATGATTATTGTCGCTCATTATTCGCCTCTGAGTGCTTCTAAAGAATAATCTAAATACATTCCACCGTCTTCTGTTTCGATAAACTCCGCATAATCATCTAAAATTTCTATTTCCATATCGTCGTGTGTTAATAGATAATCTTTAAAATCGTAATCTTCATCATAAATTCTAGCATAATATGCATCCCTTTTTCCAGTTTCAAAATTATAACTAGGAATAAGACACGCTTTTATACCTTTTGCTGGGAATCGTTTTTCAATTTTTGAGGTTGAATCGCTCATAATTTTCCTTCATTCGTTTACGTTCTTCATCGGATATTGGTGTAGGATTATCCATGCGATGTTGCAATCGTTCTCCATCCTCTCCAGTAACGATGTTAGCATCCTTTAGCAGTTGCTGAACTTCAGTATCAAGACACTCTTGATATCCATCCTCAAATCCTTTTGAATGAGCAACCATGACCATCCAATAACTCAGACCGTCAGAAACAGTTAATTGCTGTCCTTTTATGCCAGAATTGTATTTTTTGAAGAGCTTGTCGGCTTCTTCAACTATTTCTAAGTATAGTTTTTCGTTCATTGTTCAAATTTTCCTGTAAAAACTCATTTTACCTTATTTACAGGTAATTGTCAAACCATTTTGAGATTCATATTTTTGAAGATTGTTTAGGCTTCTCGTTGAACTCTTTTTCTGTATATTCTATGTCATTCAAATACCAATAACGATCACCATCAGGATATTCAACAGCAGGGCCATCTTCTCGGTGACGCAGATCGTTTAAATACCACTCACGATCACCATTATCAAAAACTTTTACTGTTTTTTTCAATCATTTTACCACCTTTACTGTATAACCCAATAATGCTTCGATTTCTGCTACTGTTAGTTCTTTTACTTTAGAAGTCTTCTTAATGAATTCTTCTTCTGTATATTCTTCGCCGTTCAGATACCAATAATGAGCGCCATGTGCATATTCAACAGCAGGACCATCTTCACGATGGAGATTGCCGTTGAGATACCACTCACGATTGCCATTTGCATATTCAATAGCAGGACCATCTTCTCGGTGATAATTGTCATTCAGATACCAATAACGATCACCATTTGCATATTCACAAGCAGGACCATCTTCTCTGTGGTATTTGCCATTCAGATGCCAAAAACGAGTACCATTATCATAGACTTTTACGGTGTATTCAATCATTTCAATCTCCTAAAGTTCCAACCACAAGACTATTTTACTACACTCTACAGAAAAGTCAAGCGTTGAGAGGATGATAGGAAAAATGTCTTTCTAAGTTGTGTTCTTGTAAAAATTCTTCTAGTCCACGATCAATTATCTTCTTTAGGTCATCGTCTGAAAGAAGATCACCTATAGACTCACGAATCCGAGTCTTTAATTTTCCTTCAAAAGTTTCATTAGTTTGAATTTCATTGCTCATTATTTTTTACTTCCTCATAATTCTCAGCATATTCAAAAATGTAATCAGGAAAATTATATCCTGCTTCTCTCAACATTGTAAGGGTGGAAAGTAATTCTTCTTTATCAACCACATTAAAAATTTTTCCATCATACGCTAATCCAATATCCTTATATTCAGCATTTTCTTTTAACCAATTAACTCTTTTATTGCTAAGTAAAACATAATTTTGTACCCACCTATCTCGAGATTCTTTATCATTTTTATCAAGAAAATTAATCTCTCCCCAATCAGGAACTTTGGGAGCAAGATGTTCGTTAATTCTTTTTCTACGAGCAACCACAATCGTAACACCACCAGCACAATCATCATATATGTAGAGGTCACTTGTGTTATTATTAGGACATATTGTAGACCATCTACACCAACTCATTTCTCAAACCACCGTATTTTTGAATTGGTTTTTTCGTATTCTTCGACGATTTGGTCAAGAGTCCATGCTTCGTCTTGCCAGAAAACAAAATCTGCCTTTTCTGCTAATTCTCTAACTTTAGGATTCATTTTACTACCTTTATCTGATAACCCAACAAAGATTCAATCTCTGCTACAGTGAGTTCTTTTGCCTTAACAGTCTTCTTGTTGAATTCTTTTTTTGTATATTCTGCACCATTCAACCACCACTCACGAGTACCATCAGCATATTCAATAGCAGGACCATCTTCCCGGTGACACTTGCCATTCAAATACCAAAAACGAGTACCATCAGCATTTTCAATAGCAGGACCATCTATCCGATGACGCTCGCCATTCAGATACCACTCACGAGTGCCACTTGAATATTCAACAGCAGGGCCATCTTCACGATGGCGCTCGCCATTCAACCACCACTCACGAGTGCCACTATCATATACTTGTACAGCGTATTCAATCATTTTACCACCTTTACTGTATAACCTAATAATGCTTCAATGTCTGCTACAGTGAGTTCTTTTACTTTAGAAGTCTTCTTGAGAAATTCTTCTTCGGTATAACCTGTATCATTCAAATACCACCAACGCCTACCACCAGCAAATTCAATGGCAGGACCATCCTCTCGATGGAGTTTGTCATTCAACCACCAAATACAAGTACCATCAGCATATTCACAAGCAGGACCATCCTCTCTATGGAGTTTGCCATTCAACGTCCAACAACGATTACCATTATCAAAGACTTTTACTGTATATTCAATCATTTTACCACCTTTATCTGATAACCCAATAATTTTTCGATCTCTGCTATTGTAAGTTCTTTTGTTTTGAAAGTCAACTTGAGAAATTCTTCTTCAGTATATTCTACGTCGTTCAAATACCAATAACGACTACCATCAATATCTTCAATAGCAGGGCCATCTATCCGATGACGCTTGCCATTCAAATACCAACAACGAGCGCCATTGGCATATTCAATAGCAGGGCCATCTTCTCGGTGACGACAGTCATCCAAGTACCAACAACGAGTGCCAGTTGCATATTCAGAAGCGGGACCATCTTCTCGGTGAAGATTGCCATTCAAATACCATTGACGAGTGCCATCAGCATCTTCAACCGCAGGACCATCTTCCCGATGGAGTTTGCCGTTGAGATACCAAAAACGGTCGCCCCTGTCAAGGACTTTTACTATATATTCTATCACTTTACCACCTTTACTTGATAACCCAGCAATGATTCAATTTCTGATACTGTTAGTTCTTTTACTTTAGCGGTCTTCTTGTTGAATTCTTTTTTTGTATATTCTGCACCATTCAACCACCACTCACGAGTACCATCAGCATATTCAATAGCAGGACCATCTTCCCGGTGACACTTGCCATTCAAATACCAAAAACGAGTACCATCAGCATTTTCAATAGCAGGACCATCTTCACGATGGAGATTGCCATTCAAGTACCAATAACGGTCGCCATAATTATTAACTTTTACTTTGTATTCAATCATTTTACCACCTTTACCGAATAACCCAATAATGCTTCAATCTCTGCTACTGTTAATTCTTTTACTTTAAGGGTTTTCTTGTTGAATTCTTCTTCGGTATATTTTACACCGTTCAAAAACCAATAACGAGTACCGCCAGCAAATTCAATAGCGGGACCATCTTCCCGATGACGCCTGCCATTCAAATACCAATGGAGAGTGCCACTTACATATTCAACAGCAGGACCGTCTTCTCTATGCAATTTACCGTTTAAATACCATTCAAGATCACCATTTGCATATTCAACAGCAGGACCGTCTTCTCTATGCAATTTACCGTTTAAATACCATTCAAGATCACCATTTGCATATTCAACAGCAGGACCGTCTTCTCTATGCAATTTACCGTTTAAATACCAATAACGATCACCATTATCTTCAACTTTTACTGTATATTCAATCACTTCAATCTCCTGTAAAGTTCCAACCACAAGACTATTTTGCTACAATTTACGAAAAAAGTCAACCGATCTCTTTAACACCGAGTCCGGCGAGGAATCCTTCGGTCCGTCCGGCGGTGTAACCTTCTTTGTAGATCATCTCACGGAAGGCATCACACCATTCTAGGAATTCAGAATAAGTGATCTTACCAACCTGGAGCTCACCATATACCTCTGCCGGTTGTTTGACTCTCATGACCAGATTTTGATAGTTCATGATATTGTACCTGAATTTAATCTGATATCAATTCCAGTTCGGTGATTGAAAAATCAGGACGTAAAAACTTTTTCTCTGCTTCCCTTTCTTCAAATGATTTCCAGAATAACATATCATTCATACGAAAATCAATATAGGTTTCTGCTAATTCTTTTGAAGCATATACACCCATAATTTCGGGTTCATCGTCTTGGAGATACTTTACAAGATAAACTTTCATGTTGCTATTGTGCCTGAATTTAATTGGATATGTTCCATTTCAAGATTTCATCCTTCAGATTCAGGATCATATCCTGTTTGGTTTCGGGCAAACCCTCAGAGGCAGCCTCGCCCTCGATTTGGTCGATTAAATCAAGAATGTATTTTGCATCAACCATTACTCTGGTTTGACCAATGACAAAGGGTCGGACTATTTCATCTAAGTTCATTTCTGTTCACTTAGCATTTTAATAAAAGTTTTCTTTTCACAAACACCATTTCCGCCCAATGATCTTTGAATCATCCAAAAGTGAACGCATTTCCACAATCTTACAATATATATCAAATCTTTTTCAGTATTTTCCCAAAGAGTTTTTCGGATTTTCTTTTCCACTCTCTTCTCAAAGCCTCCCTCAACTTCAAGGTCTTTTTTCTTGGGTTTCGTAGAAAGATGAATCCCCACAGCAACACATACTCCAAGAGCAATATTCTCGGGAAACTCTTTTTTAAGATCGTTGAACAATTCTGGATAGATCATCTTTGTCTCCTAAATTTCACGTGAAAAGCTTTTCTTACCTTCGCATATCATAGATGTGCAAGGCTTTGGCGAAAAATTGCGGCTTCTCACCTTCGGCAGCGCGATTGCCGTTTTCGAAAACAGCAACCAGAAAGGATGATGCCAAGCGCATTGCTGCTGCTGGGTGAACAACCGCAACGCCGTCGAATGCGCCATGATTCGTCACGAAATCAGGGCAGACGCTAAAAGCATCTGCGTCCCCGACGTGGATGAGTTCGATGCCTTGTTCGGTGGCAAGAGCCAGTTGATCAGCGGTGGGGACGTGGCGGCTAATGAATGCGAATTTCATGACTTATACTCCAAAAAATTTACGAACGTTGTCATTGGCGCAAGTAGCAGCGGCAGCTACCAGTTCTTCCCATTGTGGGAGTTTCTTGAGTTGGTAAACAGCATATCCGCGATAGCTGGGAGTGAATTGGCCAGATTGCCAATATAGTTCGCCGTTGATGGCGACATCAACCCGGTAGCCAGTGCCCGACAGGCACTTCAGCATATCACGAATATGCAGGGGCATTTCGTGTTCGTGTTTAGGCTGTGGGGCCATAACGGGTTTGCCCATCATGGTTTGACGAACGGCGGGATCAACCCAATGATCCCGATTGACCTTACCAGACAAGTGATCAGTCCAGCACTGGTTATTGTTTTCTCTAATATCGGCCATGTTTGTCTCCCTATCTCCGTTTGAATTTAGAAACTATTTTACTACAATCTACAGAAAAGTCAAGAGGAACGAACAAGCAACATTATATTCACTTCTTATATAGACTCTTCAAACATTCATTATCGGACAAATGACATTCATACCCTTTTTCTTCCATCAACTCCCGATAATCACAAGCATCAAAAAATTTAGTAAACTTCTTCCGTTCTACTAATACCGGATCAGTATCCGCTGATAGCTCCCAAGTATATACTTCATAGGTCATTTTCATTCTCCAAAAAACCATGCCTGATAGTAGGAAGTACGATCAGGAGACACACTGGTAATCTTCCAATTACATTCCTCACAGAATGCAACGGCTTCTTCCTTGGTCGAAAATGCGTGAAGGCTAAAATCATCAGTGTTATCTGCGACGATTGCCCACAACAATTCTCCTATGTCCTTGTTATGATCTATATGGACTGAGAAGTCCGGTTTGCTAATGATTTTGATTGCTTCTATATAAGTTTCTTCTAACATTTCAGTCTCCACGTTTTTCTAACCACAAGACTATTTTACTACAATCTACAGAAAAGTCAAGTCAAAAAGAACTAACAAACTGACCAATATGGACTTCGTATTCCCTCGATTTCGGTATTTTGTTAAAATATTTTTGCGCTTCCTCAAGCGTCGAAAAATACTCTAACACCTGTTCAATTTCTTGACCTCGCCAAAGTTTATATACACAATATTCCATCTTTGTCTCCACGTTTTTCTAACCACAAGACTATTTTACTACACCTTTCAGAAAAGTCAAGCGTTAATTATCAAAATCTACGCTATCAAAACACTGTCTGATTTCAATAGAAGCATCACAAACACCAGAAACATATCCTTTCCAATAATAATCTTTCATCATTTCCTCGTCTTCCAAAACACCATCACATCTGCCCCTCACTGCTTGATAACATTCTTGAATAATCAATTCAGCAAACTTTTCCACTTGCGGATAATAAGTAGAATCTACTATTCCGTCACCAAACTCACCGGCGTGTTCATTGAGTATAATATCCAGTCCAGATTGCCTGGTAAATTCAGCAATTTTTTCGTTCATCGTTCATTCTCCGTGTAGTTTCGCAATTCTTCCGAAATGTTCATGCGTTAGTTGTGCGATATTCCAGATCAAAGTCTGCATCAACGATCTTTTGACCGTATTTTGCTAATTCCCAAAACAAATTAGAATCAATTTCGTCCTGGAACGGCCTTGATCCAATGAACTTTAGATCATACCCTTCTTTGCTCTTTTCCCATCTGGCTAACGTATAGCAATATTCATGTTCGCTGTTGCTGGAAGGATTCCAAGCAATAATCTCAGGGAACCTGTCTGGTAATTGTTCGGTTCCCCAACGAAATTCTAAATTTTTGATTCTTTTCATTCGCCATTCACTCCTATTAGTTTCTCCCAGTTGTCCCATTCAGTAACTTGAAACGATAATCTCAGATAGAGCTTGGGACTATCTGGATATTTAGAACCATCAACATAAAATCCACCAGTAGCAATATAATAATTTGCTACCTGGTTTGGGTCATTGTCTGCTTTTTTGTTTACGGCATCTACAACGTCGTTAAGTAATTCTCTTGCTCGGTCGCGAAGTTGATCAATACTAGGAATACCGATACCATACCAATTCCAATTAAGAAACGTCATCACTTCGTTTGCCCTATGAAACTCAAAGTTTTCAAGAATGTAGTCAATATCGGATTTAACTTCGTCTTCTATCTCTGACTTTATTCTGTAGTGTGTGTTCTCATACCACGTTGGATAATTAGTGGTTAAGTCTCGCCAAACGTCGTTGCCATCCATAAATTGCACAGTTTCGCCGCGTTCATAAGCGTCAATAATGTCTTGATGCTTATGTTTTACACGATACTCACAATCTTCGACCCAATTTGGATGTGGCGCATCCACCCAAGGAGTCTCCTTCAACCAAGGAATCTCCTTCAACTCAGTTTTCATTTGAATCTTAGCACCGTCTGCCCAGGCTTTAATTAAATCACAGTGTTTATGCTTCATAGTTTTCTCCAATCTGATTTATTGAACAAATGCCATTGTATCTGACCTTTTATTATTTGTCAAGCGATGGATATGAAAAGGGCGATAAATTATCGCCCTTTTTCGTTATTCAGAAGTGATTATCCAATCCTTGAATGATTCAATTTTTCCTCTCAACAAGGAACCAATCCGATATTGTTGCCATTTAGCCGCCTTTATGTTGTCAACGAATTGATCTCTGGTTCCAACAAAAACTTCTTCAGTTACAGTGTTTTTCAGAGTAAAAACTGTTAAATCTATACAATATCCAAAATGATTTTTTCTCATTCCACCCGATTGTCCAATTTTCCCACACACCGGACACGTTACTATTTGCTTGCTTGGGTTTAGGTCTCCCATTTTTGATATGCTGCATTTTTTTCTATTTTCATCAGATCGCTTGGCTCCCTTCCAATAAATTCTTGCTCTCTCTTTTGCATACTCGGAACACTTTTTCCCATACATCGGATTATTTTCTCCTGTATGCTTTTCTTTCATGTATTCAGAATGCAAATTGGCAGCTCTTACACGCAATTCAGCAACTTCTCTTAACATTTCCGGAGACAAATCTTCTTCATATATTCGTTGATGTCTATGATCTTGTTTGTTGAGCATTCTCACCAAAGCCGCAGAAAGTTTTCGTTCGGATTGAGTTTTTTTGCAGAATTTTACTAGCAATACGTGAGCTATTAAATGCTCATAGGCAGTTAGCCACACTTTGTTCGCCAAAGAATTATCACCGCCTATACACGTTGGTATAATATGATGATGTTCACAATATCCTAGAGCTTGTTTGGCCGTTTTTCTCGGAGAATCTTGCGATACTCTAATGATTGCATTTGATATGAGAGTGAAGTACTCATTGTAAGCCTCGTTTTTAACGAAGTCATTATGTTCGTGATAAATATTCATGCTGATTGCTCCTTAATAGCGATTAGAGCCAGTGGGTGTACCATCACCGCGACTGACATTATTATTTATCAATGTAATAAATTGATGTGAAAAAGGGCGATAAATTATCGCCCTTTTTCGTTATTCAGAAGTGATTATGCTTCTTTCTTCTTTTTGGCTGCTGCCTTCTTTTTTGGCTTGGACTCAACCGAAGGAGGAGGTGCTGCTCGCTCTTCGCTAATGGAGGTAGGTGCTTGTGGCGTATGTGTCGGCACCTGAGTGGCCTCGTTTGCTGTCTGTTCATTTGCATAAATCAGATGCAAATCTTTATATACTTGATGTTGCGCTTGATAGTCAAATACATAGGTACCGGAGTGGCGAAGTAGAACTCTCTTATCTACCCACACTTTACCACCAATATCTCTCCAATATTCTGAGAATGCCCAGTCCTCGGAGTAGAACCTACCTTCGCGAACAGGGGTATCAAAATATGTCTTCATATATTGATTTAGTTCAGGTGGTAGACCAATGTCATTATTGAATGGTTTAACCATAGGGTGACTGTTTAGCTTCTCAAATACATGACGCTTGATTAGCATAAATCCTGTTCCAGTTTTAGATACTTCTTGAAGCCCATCTGGGCCTTCTTCGGCCCCTTCAAAACCATTTACACACCACTTTACCGGAATAGACTTCATTGGATATAGACCACCGATAATATCAACATCACGACATAACATAACCATAAGATGCCATGGTTCCCAGCCGATGTCACTATCTACGAACATCAAGTGTGTCGCGTCGCTATTAGCAAGAAATTTAGCACTTAGTGTATTTCTTGCACGAGTAATCAATGATTCATTTGTCATTGTTTCAAGAGTCCAATCAATGCCCAATTGACGCGCTGCGTTGGCCCACTTGATATAGGACATGAAAGTTGATTCAGTTAGCATTCCACCGTAACATGGCATCGCAAAAGCAACTTTCGTTCCCCTTAAATAATCAACATTTACTTGAATTTGACCTTGATTGTTTTGTTCTTGTGTTTGTTCTGTCATTTTTTTCCTCTTTAAAAATTGTTGTATAGAACACGCAACTTGCGTTAAATCTATTTACGCACAGATTGGTATACGTGTTAAATTTTACCGCTCAGAGCGGTAGTTTTTGTTTGATTTGGTTTTTGGCGCGATTGGAGATAGTTTTGCTTTGGATTCAGCCAGTAGAATGCTTTCAAGTGTATCACTTAATCGCTGTTTTTGGCTTTCAGATAGCTGATTTACTGCCTCTTTGTCTTTTGATATAGCAGCCATATCAGCCGCCTTTTTTGTTACTTCAAGTTTTTTATCAAATATTTCCTTAATAGCCGGATCATATTCGCCATATAGATCAACGATGATGTTTTCTTTTGAGTTATCATCACTGTCAATATACATTTTTCTTAATTCAGAGGCAGAAGTGACCTCTTTGTCAAGAATCTTAAATTCAATAGTGGGAATGGTGATGATATATCCATGCTCTGTCATGGGCAAACAATCATCTAAATCATCTGGTAGTTTCTGAAAATAAGTAGAAGAACCATCTTTTTTCTTGCCAAATTTGAATCTTGGTTTTTCATTGCCCATATCCTTTTCGGACACTGCGAAGATCAAAATAGTATCTTCTGGGTTGGTGACATTGTCTGTTATTTCATTTGCGGAATATGGATTTTTTGTTTTTACGATATGACTACTTGGAATATCCAATGAGGTCATCATTTTTACTTTATCTGAGAATGAAAATGGCGAGGTAACAGGAGCTTGAACATCACTGGTTGCGATGTAAACACTGTCCTCGCCAAATTCATCTGCTAATAGATCGTATGATGATTTGTGTCCCTTGTGAAAGGGATGAAATCTTCCACTTAAAATAACTAAAATGTCCAATGTTTAATACGTTATAGTGATTGAATCAATAATGCCTTCGGAGAAGCCTTCAATCTCTGCCTTCATCCAAACAAAATTTCCTCGAATTGAAAATGTAAATACGCCCGATTCTGGAATCTCCAATGCTCTGAACTCTTCTGTTTCAAACCACATCGCGCTTTGCCAAGATGTTTCAAGTGATGCTCTGAGCCGAATAATTCCCTTGAATTCTTGTACTCTGATTATTACTGTTTGTAGATCACCAAGCCCCTGATAATAATTTGCTGCTTTTACAGCATTACCATCAAAGTCCATAGAGCTACCGTCATAGTTACCAGATGGTACTCCATGCACAGTTCTATCTAAAAGAGAGTATGAGGTAATCATTCTAATTCAGATTCTATGAGAACTTGGTCCTTGTCAGATAGCAATTCAGCTACGATTGCTTCAATCTGAGCAACCAATTCTTCTGTGAGAATATCTGATTCAGATGAGTTATTAGCAATCATCTTGCTAACAGTGAGTTTAAGTGTGTTTGAGATTATTTGTGCCATGTCACTATTTAGCTTTTTTCCCAAGTTTCAATTTGCTCTACAACTCGTCTGAGTTCCCATAATAGCATACTGGGCGATTCGTTGTCAATAGCATTTGACATTATGTCAATCTTTTCAATTAAATAGGTCAATTTTTCTGAATCAGTCATTTTTCTCTCTTACATATCAATCAGTAATTGTTCTGAAACAGAATCATTCACTGTAAATTCAATCTTATCATCAATCACGTCGGCAATCAGTGAACAATTTGATAGGCGTTCAAATAAGATTTTTTTACTCAATGGAATCTTCACTAATTCATCAATCTTTCTGGAGATGGGTCTGGCTCCTAATTTTGAGTCAAATCCCTTTTCTGCCAGTAAATCAATAGTCGCCTCGCTAAGAGTTAGCTTGATATTCTTATCATTAAGTGAATCTTGTAGAACCTTGATGAATTTCAACACTACCTTCTTTATAGCCAACTTGTCTAACTTAGTAAATTTACAAACACAATCTATTCTGTTCCGAAGTTCTGGCTTAAAGAAGTCCTTCATCGCCTTGTCTTCTTGCCCAGTTTTTTCCAATTGAGTACCAAAGCCGATATTATTTAGCTCATTATCTCTTGCGCCTAGATTGGATGTCATGATAATGATTGTATTTTTTAGGCTAATGGTTTTACCATTGCTTGAAGTAATTCTTGCATCATCCAGCATTTGTAACATGATATTCAACACATCTGGGTGAGCTTTTTCAACTTCGTCAAACAAAATAATACTGTATGGATTTTTGCTAACATCCGATATTAGTTTGCCTCCCCCTACTTGTCCGTCATCAAATCCAACATATCCAGGTGGTGAACCAATTAGGCTTGAAACATTGAATTTTTCCTGATATTCGCTCATATCATACCGAAGAAGCGGCATATCAAGATGTTCAGAAAGCAGTTTGGCTAATTCTGTTTTGCCGCACCCAGAAGGGCCGGTAAACAAAAAGCTCGCAATCGGTTTTGTCAGAGTTCCTAATCCACTGAAGTTAATGTAAATCCGTTCAAGAACACTGTTAACCGCTTCTTCTTGGCCATATAGCTTTTGCTTAATATTATCTTCAAGGTCAACAATTCTTTCAGTGGGTTCATTCTGAAGCCTGTCTACTGGAATTGATGTCAGCTTGCTTAGTTGAGAGATAATTTTTTCTCTATCTACAATGACATTGGATACGTCGTGTGCTCGTTCGTACGCGCAAGCGCCGTCTAATACATCAATTGAACGATCTGGGTTATGCCTATCATGAATATATCGGCTACCCATTTCAACGGCTGCATCAATTGCTTCACCATCAATCATAACACCATGGAATAGTGCTAATCTAGGTGCAAGTCCGCGTAAGATTTCTTTTGTTGTTTCTTGATTTGGTTCGTCAATAGCCACTCTTTGGAATCTACGCATCAATGCCCTATCTTTTTCAAATGATTCGTAAAATTCTTCCCATGTCGTAGAGGCAATCACTTTAAGTGTTCCCTTGGTAATTGCTGGTTTAAGCATATTGGCGAAGTCTAAGCTGGAACTTGATCCAGAACCGGCTCCTCTCATAGTATGAGCCTCGTCAATAAAAAGAATGGCATCTTCTTTTGTTTCTAAAGCAGAAATTACTTGCTTGAATTTTTCCTCAAAATCACCACGATATTTTGATCCTGCCACCAATGTGCCAATTTCCAATGACCACACTTGATGATTTTTTATAAATTCTGGCACTTCGTCGTTAGCAATTTTTTGAGCTAATCCCTCAACTATTGCCGTATTATGATGGTATATTCCGCTTGGTGTACAATACTTATGAGGGAAAGGCAACGATACGTCATAGACTTCTTGTTCGCCTAAATTTTCTACTTTAACTATTTTTAGTGATCCTTGTTTACTGTCCACCTGCGATGTATCAGATATGAGAACAGGATTTTCATTGTCAAATACAACGTGTTTGGTTGAACAAGTCAAAGTATTACCATCGTGAAAATAATATTTCGCAACATCATGCTTTTTCTTCACAAATGCTAAGATTGGCTCAGAAGAGTTGGGTGCGGCAATCTTGATATTATGATTGATAGTAACCGGAGATTCATACGGGATATCATCTATTCCCAAAATGTTAAATAATTTTTTAATCGGTATGTCAAATGTTTTCGTGGTCATAAATAAGAAACTCCTTACATTTATTAATTTCTGCTATTGGATCAATGCTAACATCATGAGACCATACTGTCAACACTTTAAACCCTAACGATTCAATGATTTGAATTCGCTCTTTATCATTTTGATGGATTTGTTCTATAGATATTTTTAAGCTAGGGTGGATATCGGTGACCTCAAAAAGTCTGTTATCGCCATGCCAATAACTTCCATGATATTCTATTATTTTGTTTTCCATTTTAAAATCCACAAAGTAAATGCCATTCTCGTGTGATATTATCCACTCTCTTGATTTTGCGCCATGAACTGTTTTTTTGGCAATGTCATCCGGCAAAGTCAAATCTAACATCATGAAAAAATCTCTGGATTCTCTTGAAATGGATACGTTTGCACTATGATATGATTTGCGTATGGCAACTGCTTTTTCATATCCACGAGAATCCACCAATTCCATGAACGTTCTTCCCTTTGATTTATTGATTGCCTCGCGTTCTTCTTCACTATGAGCCATCCAAGTATTTAATCGTTCTCCCATCATTTTTTCGTACCTACGTGTACCCTCTATATTGCCGTATCTGCGAACGAAATACTCATGATCTCTGGATTGAATTTTTTTAATAATATCACGAGAATCATCCATTGAAAAACCTTTCTTAATCCAAAAATCCAATGAGCGAGGAGACGGTTCCCCACGAATCACATCGGCTGCAAATTGACTGCTTCTCTTTTGGAAAATTTTTTGCTGAGTTTTGGCAAATTCAATGTCGTATCCTTTTGATATCCAATATTCAAGTGTATTGGGAAAATTTTTATAGGCACAATCACTGAGTACTCGATTTTTGGCGCTCTTTATAGAGTGTCCATTATCTATTCCAAATCTCGCTACACAATAATCCAATGAATAATGGTGGCTATTTAAAACTGTGTTTAATCTATTCAATAATGATTCCGAAGAATGTTCTCGCGAATTTAAAATATCTACTAAAATACTTGTAGCATATACTGTCTTTGATTCAGGAATAGTATTAAATATTATGTCAAGTTCATTCAATATCTCGTCCGACAAATTCTTTTTCAATCTATTCTTTACGTCTTTTTTATTCAAAAAACGATTTCTTGCGTAATCTTCATTTATAGTTGATTTCATCTTGTCAACTTTGCCGTAGAATTTTCTTTTTCCACTTTTCTCGCCAAATAATACAGTAAATCTTTCTAATGATCCGGGTTTCAGTGAATGCAATTCATTGAATTTAGTAAATAATTCATTTTCAGAATATCCGGTCATCAGCAGATTACATAATGTTGTTATTTGAGTTCCCGACGGGGGTTTATCATAGACCTCCATAAATTCCCCCATAAATTTTTCTACTTTAAAGATAGTATCTGTTGGTAAAAAATTTTCAGAAGCCGATAAAAACTTTTTAACCGAAGAAATCTCATGAAATTTACTTGCTCGCTGTTTGGGGGTCAGTTTGGGATTCATAATTCAACCTATATGTTTAGTATATTATATTTATACTTAAAGAACATATAGGTTGAATTTTAGGATTAAATCTCAAACTCTTGTAGTTGCAACAATTGCTCTTCTGATAACGTTGATATATCAATTTCTACACGAACAATCTCTTCTGAACCCAAGCACTTACCGCAACCTGGTTCCCCGACGAGTAACACGTTCGCCTTAAATCGTCTTGCCAACACAGTGATCATTTCGTCTAATTCCCCCGAACGACCAATCAATGGCTCAAGTTTGTTCTTATCTGCAAGGGCGGTTAATTCAACACAATATTCTTCAAGGATTTCTTGAGCTTGCGTATCAGTTACCTTTACAGCATCTTGCTTATAATTCTTTTGCCAATGTGATATAAACTCTTGCTTAGTGAATCCGTGCTTTAGCATGAAGTAATGCGAATGGCTATTAGTTTCTGCCAATAATGCAAGATATAAATCTAATGTAGTGGCTGATCTTCTACCAGTAAACAATACTTGAGTTAATGCTCTATTAAAGCATCGTTCAAGCGCATTAGTCTTTTTTGGTTGATAGCTGCTATTTGATCCGGCATAGGGTGCAATAGTATCAAGATAGGAATCAATCTCACTATCAATGTTGTCAATGTCTACACCGTATTCAGCAGATAGTTTTCTAAATGGCGCATGTCTGATAAGCGATAAAAGCATATGCTCGGTCAGAACATATTCATGATCCTTTTCTTTTGCTAATTTTACTGCTTGTTCAATGATTGTACTGATTTCTGGATTATGGTTCATTTTATTCCCTATTTTGAGATCGTGAAGTTACTTTATCACTTCCTTGGTTTCTAATCAAATGTTTTGTTCAAATCTGATTAGATTTAATAATTCTTCCGGTATATGAGTGGGCATAGATGATTTTATTTTCACCAACAGATCACCTCTAGAACCAACACCGTTGCGAATCGGCAAGCCTTGGCCTCGCATTCTGAGGATTGACCCTGGGTTAGTTTTCTCTGGAATTGTCAACATCATAGTTTCGTTTTGAATACCACGAATGAATACTTGTTTTCCTAATATACAGTCCCAAATTGATACTTCGTGTTCCGTTATGACATTGGCTCCATCTATTTTCCACTGTGGATTAACATGATGCCTAAATGTAACAATAACATCGCTCCCATCAGGCCCAATATTAGGATATTGCAATGTTTCGCCATCCGTTACGCCTTGCGGTATTTCTATTTCTGCGACAATGTTACCTTGGGGAGTTCCGATGCTCACCGGCCTACGACCACCCGCAAAGACATCCTGAATTGTCAACCATAAAGTTAATTTTAGTTGTGTTCTTCTTGGTTGAGCGTGGGCTTGATGAAATCTTGTTTGGTTGAATATATTGAATACTGATTCAAAGTTAAATTCTTGACCACTTGCACCAAAATTCATATTAAATTGAGCTTGAGGGTTATCGTATTGCGCCTTTGATTGTGGATCGCTCAGAATAGAATAGGCTTTTTGTACTTCTTGAAATTTTTCAGTATCGCCACCTTTGTCTGGATGATATTGCGCTGCCATCTTTCTATAGGCACGTTTAATCTCATCGGCATTGGCCGTTCTTGGTATTCCTAAAGTTTGATAATGATCGCTCATGTATCTATTTACTGGTTCTGTGGCTTCTCAAATGAAAATTTGAATTTTCTCTGATTTGGTATTTCCCATAGGTTAGTCCATCCAAAATCACAAGACATTTGAGCATGAGCACTGTAATTTAATTGTACCATATCGTCCAGTGTCCAATTTTTTCTGATTGAGTTTTTGTCAAGTAAAATTGGGGTGTATGTATCGGGACTCAATGTGGCTTTTTCATCACAATCAAGGATGAGAGGAGAATGGGAGCAAGCGGTTAACGTGACCGCAAAAGCTCCCGTGCATAGACGTAATTTCTTATTAATTTCTCACCGCCCGCGTCGGCTTCAATTTTGTTTCCATTAATTTTAATGTGAATCTGATTGTCAAGTGGGGGTAGCTCAATCACTGATAATTTAGGACATTCGGTCTTTGGACATTCTGGAACAGATAGCTTAGGGCAATTGTTAATCGGAATATCCTTTGGTCCTACTTGCACACACCCACACAGAATACTACATCCAAGCAAGAATGTCAATACTCTCATGACCGACCTTGGTCAATAATATCACTTAAATCAGATGATTCATCAAGATGAACGGGTTCTGGAATCGGTTCCGAAACGGGTTCTGGTGAAATTTTATCATGAACAACCTGAGTATCGCCGGCTTCTTTGAAGAATACACCAATCAGACCAGATACCGCAAGACCAGCAATAACAATAGCTTCCTGTTGCTCGTGAGTTAACCCAAGCCCTACTGCGGTAAGAATCATAACCAATCCTCGCCAAGTACTCGGCTCACTTAATACTACACCAAAATTTTTCCATAGCTTCTTGAACATTTTTCTACTCTCACGCCTGTCTTTTTAGCAATTGTACTGCTAATTCAACACCAAGATTAGCAACAGACTTGCTCAGTTTAAGTCCAATTACTTGAATTTCATCCAATACGCCATCTCTTTTTTCTGCACCAGAGATTTCTTTATCAGCCCATCTTTCCACAACAGCGATGATTCTTTCAAATGCACCAGAACCTAAGATCAGGCGAGCCAACATTTGAATGGCTTGTTTAATTACAATGTTACCCATAATTCACCTCCTAAGTGTGTTAGAGTCCAGCAGCAGTGAGTAATGCTCTAATATCAGGATCGCTTCTGTCCACATAGGATTTAATTGGCAATCCAGCCGCAATTCTCACTTCATTTAATTCTTTATCAAATTTTTCTTTATATTCAGCCGGTGAGCATGGAACTCGTTCTTTGAATTCCTCCTTATCAAACGGCGCTTCCTTACGACGATAAACCATAGTCCAATCATCGGGTTGAAATTCAGTCAATGTATTCATATCAGATAACAATTGCCAAACATTAAAAGGCAATGTGCTTCTTCGCCTCAATTCAACATAAACCAAATATCTTCCAGGTCGTAATTCACCAGGACTCATATCGGCATCAATTACCCAATCATATCCTTTCTCAAACCATGACATTAAATCTTTTGCAGCCTCTTTATCTCTTACAAAGAATGATACAACCACAACGTCTTCTGGATCGCCTAATTTTGGAACAAAGGCATCAACGAATATAACTGGTTTTACTAAATCAACTAAAGCTTTGTATTCTAATGACATTATACGAATCCTTCATCGCGATATTGTTCATCATCCAATCCTTGCTCGTAAGCAGAATCCAATTCAGCGACATCAATTGTTTTATCTTCAAATTCAATACTTCCTGTTTTGATTTCGGAAATCAAACGCTTAGGAATAGTAATCTCAACCAACCAAACGGGTTGATTGACAATTCTTGCTTTATGAGTACCCGGTCGATAATCACTGGGTGTATTGATCTTAACTGGCACCTTCATGTCGGTTTTCTTGAATTTTACTTCGCAATCAAATGGCAATAATCTACGCGCACCTCTTGGATCAGGCATAAGATTTTCCGGCCACATGAAGATGCAAGATATTCTATACTTTGAGACAACTGGCCCGGAAACTAATTCGCCTATTTCCCAATTTTTAAACGCATATAGATCAAGCTCGTCCAATACTCGTTCAAAATCAAGCAAAGATACCAATGAACTATCGCTATAATAGATATTCTTGATATTCTCAGAAATTTGCCAGAAGTCCTGTGCCGATCTAAAAATAAAACTGTCTATTGATTTTTCCATAGACGTATTTATCATTTCAAATTGATATTGCATCAAAGAACATAGAATCAATAAGAGGAATGTTAGCCCAGTATTTAGCAAATTTCTATTCAGTTTAAGTATAGTGTTTTGGTTGAGTGAGTTATCGTAAATAATTTTGCGGGTACATGATGTATCCGTTTTTTACAAAAGGAGAACTGTTTTGAGTAAGAATCGCGCAATAAAGCTTCAGAAGAAGTATTCCGAAATTGACAATGTAGTAAGTATTGACACCGCCCACAAGCACCACAGTCATAAAAAAATTGAGATCATTCCTAGAACTCGCAATCAAGAAAAATTAGTGCTAGCGTTGGCCGATGTTGAACAACACGTAGTAATCGCAACTGGTCCGGCTGGTTCGGGTAAGACCTACTTATGCCTATTGAGAGCTATTCAAGCGTTACGCAACAATGAATGCAAACGTATTATGATGGTTAGGCCCGCTGTCGCAGTTGATAACGAAAGTCATGGATTTTTACCGGGAGATTTAAATCAAAAACTTGAACCATGGTGTTTACCACTATTAGATATCTTGTATGAGTTTTATAAACCTCATGAAGTGAATAAGATGATTGCCGATAAAATCATTGAATTAACGCCATTGGGTATGGTTCGTGGCAGAACATTCAAGGATGTTTTTTTGATTGCCGATGAAATGCAAAACAGTTCTCAAACCCAAATGCTCGGATTGTTGACGAGAATCGGTGACAATTCAAAATTTGTAATTACAGGGGATGAGGCGCAAACGGACCGTAAAAAATGCATCAACGGTCTGACCGATTTGGTCAATAGATTGAATCATTCACCCATCAGAGGTATGACCACAGTTGAGTTCACGATCAAAGATGTTCAGAGACATTCATTGATTGGACCAATCATTGATTTGTACGATATGTAATTTATAATACCGGAGAGATATTGTGTCTCTCCGGTATATTCTTTTTATGGTTAAAGTACAGTTATATTTTTAAGAGGGTTGATATAATTTCCTTCGGAACGCAATGTCACAAACTTCAAGTTATTTTCGGACATAATCAGTGATCGTATCTCACTAAGCTCACGTTCAGTGCCAAGAACATAATTAGCTTGTCTTCCAACACCCTTATTTGTTATTTCCATGTTATTATACAAATTACCAGATGCAGGAATAACCAACTTTAGTTGCCCGTGATGACCGATGCTCTGATCACACCATAAACTTCTTCTATCGGATGCTCCGGAATAAAAAGTTTCAAAAATATGCGTGTCTGTTTTTTCTTTGGACCAATGATGTGAATTTATAGATGGCTCCGTTGATCCTGCAAACCAATTCACAGTCATTCTATGATTTTCGCATTTTTTCAAAAATTCAATAGATTCTTCTGAAAATTGTTTGTTATTGGCAGGAATGTCATCCACGTGAAAATTCACGTCAAACTCTCCGCGAATGCTGGTAATACCAGAATATTTTCTTTTTATTAAATGAATTGCAGAAAATGTTCCGCCATTTCCGCCGACACCGGGAAAATGTTTTTTAACATCTGGATTAACATAAACTAAATCATTTGGTTGTATATATTTCCATGCGCCTCTTTCTGAACGATTCATCCAAGTTGCAGGAATAATAAACAACATATGTCCGTTATCAGCAACCACGTCATTGCTCTTATCTAAGAAATTTACCCAAAGTGGCGCACCGATATTTCTTACTTTTCTTGATCTATTATAGGGTGGATTGCCCACCACGATGTCAAATTTCATATCTGTTTCCCATGTCAAAAAGTCGGCTCTGATGACATTCTTGAACCGGCCATGCAACATCATGCGATTAGTTGCCCATATTGCCTTATCAAGAACATATA